ACTAAAGAAAGAAAGGAATAAGCTTTGAAAAATATTTTAAAGAAATTTGTATCTAACACTTGACAATCTTTTAAGTATTTGATATAATGGAATTATGGATACCTAATCCTAGGTTACTAGTATGGATTATGTCAGTAAATGGTTGGGGGATGCAACCTTCAGTAAGTTAAATCTTACGATGCTCGCTCCATTGAAGCACCTACGTAGCCTTGACCGACGGGTCTAAACCCTCAAGCTGTACACCAGTGGGTTGCAGAAGAAGTACCTCATCATTTCGGGGTCAACCAAACCTTTAGCTATCTGAAAAGGCACTTGGGGCTGAGTATGTAAGACTAAGAAAAAGCCGAAAACGAATAATAGTAATAATCATAGTAATATACATAGTAGTAATTACAATAATGATAATCTATTACGAGTATCGCAATCCTCCTCTGAGAGTAGACCTCAGAACCGCCTTGAAGGGGCACATTTTTAAATTCGCACATTAGTCGTAAGACACAAATTGCACATTTTAACTTAGAAGACTGCCGTGTCAGAATCAATACGGTAACTGCTTAAAAAGTGATTCTAGATGGATTTGGGTGCATCGAGTATACTTATAGGGTGAAAGAGCATACCACGTGAATAGAATAATCGTTAGTCTCTGCGGGGATTTTCGGGATTGACTCAATGTACTTAGGACGTTACAACTCTTACTAGACTGATTGTCTAACTGGTGAGCCAAAGTTTCACTAAGAGACCTTTAGACGAATAGAGACCTAAAGAAAGAAACTTAAAATTTAATTGGGATTTAGGAATTGTTGGAAAATTTTGTAAAACTTTATTTAGGCGGAAAATCAGTTCACGAAATACGTGAACTAGAAGATTCAAACTATAAAATTTTTACTAAAAAATTAGGACTTCCTGTGAAAATTTTAGCCACAAGTAAGTGTCTAGAGGGTATATATCCATTGAAGTCTTTTTATGAATTCTTCCAAAACAATCCTTATTTTTGGATGGTACCTTTGGCAACTCCTAACAAGAAGATAATAGGATTTGTTTTAAGAGGATACAATGCACACGACTATAGAACCGTGTTCGACTTTGAATCTCTACCTCCTGTTTTTGGATTTGAAGAATTCTCGGACTTTAAACAAGGTAATCCCATAGTTCTTTGTGAGGGGGTTAAAGATAGTATTTGGATAAAGCAATTTTACCCTTATGTTCTCTCTTTAAACACCTCAAACATTACAACTTCAAACTTACAAGTGTTATCTAAACTTACAGATAAGATAATTTTAAGTTATGATAACGATGAAACTGGAAAATCTTCAACCCGCTCGGATATGAAATTATTGAAAGATAATGGATTTGTTTGTGATTATGTAGTCCCTACTCACAAAGACTGTGCTGAGTATATAGATAATTCTTACGGGGTAGATAATTATGTTCTAGCTCTCGAGGGAAAATTAAAATTATTTGGAGGAAAAAATTAATGCAATTATTAAAAGATAACATATTGTCTGGAGATGTTTATACTTTAGAGATTAGAGACATAGATACTTTCTTCGACAACAACTACCCCCATAATTTTTCTGAAGTTGGAATAGACGCTTTTCTAAAAGCATTAAAAATACCAACTAAATATTTTTTAAAACAGCCCAGAGTTACTCAAATTGAACTTTTAGTTAATCAAAAGAATTCAATGAGTTGTGATAAATCTCTAATCCTTTTAAAAAGAGGAGAGTTAATTGAGTTTGCTTCACTTTATGCTGACGATATATTTTCAGATTTACTTGACAGAAGTCCTGTAAATTCTTCTTGGTTATTTGTAGAAGAGAGTTTATCTCAAGGGTATATTAGATACTTTATACACGAAGGTAAATTATCTGAAGATAATTATAATCTCGGTGTTTTTGTAGACTACCCTATACTTTTCTCTAAGCCTATGCTTGTTAATACTGGATTTTATAAAATAAACAAAGAGGATTCTAGTCTTCCTTTGGTTTTAATAGTTCCAGATACTAAAGTTAGACTTAAATTTAGCGATTTACCAGATACAAGTACGAATCAATATTTCATTGACATGTTGGGTGAAGTTCTTTCTACTAAACTTCCTGAGGTTGAGTCTTTCTTAGAAGGTGTTAATATTGATTCTGATACTTGTGTGGACATGCTGTTAAATTTCGAAAAAGAAAAAATGATTAATAAATCTGTATCTAAAAAGATTAGAAAGTATATAGTTAAAGAATCTATAAATATAACTAACTTGTTAGATTATGTTCTAGTCGCTGATAGTTTTGTGTTTGACTTAAAAAGTCATTCTGCCAGACTCAAGTTTCAGACTGAAATACTTGGTAGTTTGTTCACAAGATATAATAAAAAATTTGATTTAGATTATTTAGAAAATTACAAAGAAGGTTATTAGGAGGCTTTATGTGTAAAGAAGAAAACCATTGTCCACATTGTTGTCCACATTGTAAAAAGTGTAATAAGGAAGACAAAGAAGATAAAAGAGAAAGTTCAAAAGACGACAAATCTATGAACATGAATGATTCAGTTATTTCCGAAAGCAAGATGAACTTAAACGAATAGTTCAAAGGAAAATTAAATATGGGAAGAGGGTTAAAGAGTTCCGAAAAAAAGGAACCTAAAAAATTATACGGCGAGTATAAAAAAATTCAAGATATATACACCAACTGTGGAGTTAGAAGTACCGAATTCTATCTCCAAGTTGTTGCGTATATAAAAAGATTATTGAATAAATATCTAAAACAAAAACAATTTAGTGAAGACCACATTAACGATTGTTTTATAGCTATCTATAAACGTGTAGGGGAAAGCTACGACCCGAATAAGGGTTGTTTAGGAACTTTCGTGCATACTATAGTTAGAAATTATTGTACTAAAGTTAATTATAGGTTAATAAACCATCAATCTCCAGTATCTCTCGACTTTGAATATATAAACAAAGACGATTTGCTACTAGGAGATTCTTGTTTTGATGATTTAGATTACTTAGACGACTATTCCCTTTCAGGAGAAAAAGATAGTGTTGAGAATCATTGTTCTGAATTAAGATTAGACGAACAATTGGAAGTTATCGAAAGATGTTATGATTTAAAATCTCATTTAGATAGTATTAGTAAGGAAGAAAATATCGATGATATTTCTTCTATAGACGCATCGAGGAAGGACTTATTATGGAATCTTTGGTTGAAAATAGAAAAAATTTAAGTATACCAGTTAACAGAATAACTTGTATACTGTTTTATTTAGGTGTAGTTTTAAATATAGACATGGCTCACCTGTTTTATCTGTATAAAAAATTCTCTTCTGGTGAAGTGGAGTCAAGAGATGTACTTTATGTATTTTTTATGTTCTCGGGAAGAAAGTTAACCGTACCTAAGCCAGAAAGATTGACGCTATATATCCAAGGTGCGGATTTGATATACACGAAGATAACAAAAAATCCTAATTTAGAGTTAACTAAAGTTAAAGATATCGAAATATATAATAGGTTAATCGATACCCTTAACGACAATAATATGGAGATTGAGGTATAATGTCAGACAAGGAGGAACCTCTAGTTCCTGAAATAATAGAAGATATAAAAGAAATAACAGGCTCTAAGTCTAAATTATCCTCAGACAAAGTGAGTCCTGCTAAATTCGCTAAGTTGGTAAATGGTGAATATTCTACAATAAGAAAATGTAATAACATTTTGAATAAAGCAGACAAAATAATGAGCAGTGACGAATTTTTATTTTCCTTAGAACCTAAGGATTTAATACGATTAGTTGAAGCAGTAAATAGAATGAAACACTCCTCTTTTGGGTTGATAACTAAACTTTATGAAGTATGTACTAAGAATGAAATGCTTAGAGTCTATTTTGAAGAATCTAAAACAAAAGACCCAGTACAATCCGCAAAACAAGACGCTAAAGTAGCTAAAATCATATCAGAACTTAGGATAAAAGCTAAAAATATCGAAAAGGACAAAACCGAAGATGGGCTCGACAACGGATAACATAAATATGATAAAAAGTAATAAAACTAGTAAAAGTTTACGTAAAATTTATATTTTAATATAGAAAGCTTAACTGTGGAAGTCATTAAAATTACAAAAGAATATTTCGAGATGAAAGACGGAACTATTATTACGCATTTAGAACCTTAAGAGGAAGTACCTATACTAGAGGAGTTTCGAGAGGTATAGGACGAGGCGGAAAATTTATAAAAGATGAGCAAAAGTAATGAAAATAAACAGAAGTAGTAAATTACATTTTAATAAATGGTTAACAGCCAAGAAGAAAGCAGAACTGAAAGAAGTTATGCAAGAATACTCTCGTATTGTAAACTGGTTTGTTGAAAAGTATGAATCGGAGATACCTTATAAAAAGAAGTTAGAATTTCTGTATGCTACTTATATTCAACAGTGTATTTCAGATACTAGTACTTTTCTTACTGCAAGATTAATTAAAAACGCTTTTGCTGAAGGTTACGGAATGGCACAATCTGCGAAATCAAATGCAGAGAACAGAAAAGATAAGAAATATTTTAGACCTGTCCATTACGGTAAAAAGATGGTTCTATCCCAAACAAATGCTATTTTTGACGTAGCAAGACAAACAAAGACGTTTGATTTTAATTTAACATTAGGTTGTTTGAGAACAGATAAAAGAAGTTTTAAGATATCAATACCTTTAAAAAGACACGTACAATTTAATAAGTGGAACAATGTGGGTAAGATTGCGAAATCTGTTACGGTTACTGAGAAATATGTAATGTTTTCTTTTGAAATAGAGACTGGTAAGAAAAAGGCAGGGGGTAACTTAGTTGGTTTTGATTTTGGTTTAAAAAGGTTAGGTACTTTATCAGACGGAAATATTGTCGGTAAAGACATCGAAAAGCTTCTATTAGAATTAAATAGAAAGAAGAGATGTAGTAAGGCTTACTACCGTAAAAAAGAAGAAATTAAAGAATATATAAATAGAGAAATTAAAAATATAAACTTTAAAGATAAACAACTTATAGTTGTTGAAAAGTTAAAGAATATGAAATATAAAATGAAAGAGAGAGGACGACTTTCTAAAAATATTCGTTCTGTTTTCTATAATTTGAGTTATAGGCAAGTCTTATCTAGGATACAAATGCTGTCTGAAGAAAACCGTGTTAGCTTTAGGTCAGTTTCTCCATATTGGACTTCTTGTGAGTGCTCAAGTTGCGGACACATAGAAAAGGGGAATCGTTTATCGCAGGAATCTTTTGTTTGTCTGAAGTGTGGTCATTCAGACAATGCAGACTTAAATGCAAGCAAAGTGATACTGAAACGATTTACTACAGGTACGTACGGTTCCTGTTACAAACAAGACAACATTATTAATTGTAAAGAATTGGTAAGTTAGAATGGACGGTTATCTTAACAGTTTAACTTTAGTCGAGGATGTTTTGAAAGAACATCCAGATTTATCTCTCTATGATATTGGAGAGATAATTTATGGTTTGACTGAAGATTACTATATAACTAAGCCCGTTGACATAGAAACCTTCATAAAAGACCCATATTTTCTGGGGGGAAGTATAGGAGAGACAACTTTCCCTTATTGGGTAGACATGTTTAAAGACATCTATCCCCATCCTTGTTTGAATATGTATAATGAGATTATTCTCTCTGTCGCAATTGGGGCAGGTAAAACTACAGTGTCTATTATATCTATGTTATATGAAATGTATAAGTTGTTATGTCTAAAGAATCCTTATGATTTTTATGGAATAGCCAACAGTATAGATAAATTTGCTTTCAGTATTATAACCCCTACGTTGAGTCAGGGTACTTCTGTAGCATTTACTAAGTTTTTAGGTATGATTAATACCTCGCCTTTTTTCAAGGAAATAAAAGCTACTCCTAAGGCTAAATCTACTGTGTCGGAGGAAGGGGTAGTTATTTCTGATTTCATGGTAGTGCATACTGGTTCTTCAGTCAATCATCTTTTAGGTAAATTAAATTTTTTCGGAGTAATGGACGAAGTTTCATTTTTCCAAAGTAAAGATGCTGTAGCTAAAGCTAGAGATTTACATACTGCTTTTATCACAAGACGTAAGTCAAGATTTATCCACTTAGAACCTTTTATCCCCAGTATACTTTGGTTGACTAGTTCACCTTTAGACGAACAAGATTATTTAAACGAAGCTATAGAAAAAATAAAAACAAATCCTTTTGGAACTTATTTCGATAATATTCCTATATGGGACGTTAAAGGTAAACGAGGTAACTATTTAGGGGATAAATTTTTCGTTTATCTCGGAGATGCTAAAACCGACCCTTGTATAGTGGAAGATGACAAGGTAAATCAATATGATGAAAATAGAATAATATCTGTACCTTATGAACATTACAGAGAATTCAGTGAGAACATAATAAGAGGTATCAGAGACGTAGCGGGAAGAAGAGTACAGGCGGATACTTCACTATTTAAGTCAAAACAACAACTCACTAATCTTTTTGTCAACCCTAATAGATTTGTAAAAGATGTGGTCAGTATGTCCTTTGGAGACGTTAACGATAAACTAGAAAACTACGTAACAAATTTAGATTACTTTAAAAAACCAATATTTCCAGAAAGTTATAGATTTATACACTTAGATATAGCTACGAAGAAGGATAAATTTGGACTAGCTTCAGTATACAGCACTCTTGAAGATGTAACTTTATCTTCTCCTACAGGAGAAAATCCTACGGCTCAAAGAGTAGTGAGGAAAGAAAGAATGTATTATGTTGACTTTGCTGTTGCTATAGAGGCTAAAAAAGGAGAAGAAATAAATATATTTAAAGTAATAGACTTTTTATTTTTAATAAAAAAGATGGGATATCCTATAAAGCTGATAACTTCCGACGTATTCCAAGGTGATGTAACGAGACAATTCTTAAAATTGAATAGTGTAAATACTGAATATTTATCCGTAGATAGAACCAAGGAACCTTATTATATATTAAAAGATTTAGTAAACACTAACAAAATAATAGGAGTGAGGAATGAATTCTTATTAAAAGAATTAGCTACGTTGCGTGATTTAACGAAAAAAATTGACCACTTGTCAACTGGCTGTTTGGTAGGAAGTACTAAAATACCATTACTTGATGGAACGGATGTTGAAATACAAGAATTAGCTTCTTCGGGCAAAGACTATGAATTTTGGGTTTGGGGATGTTTACCTGACGGTAGAGTAGTACCTGCAAAAGCTAGATGTGCTAGAGAAACCAAAAGAGTTTCTAGATTAGTCAGAGTACACTTGGATAATGGAGAATTCATAGAAGCCACTGAAAATCATCCCTTCATGTTAAGAGATGGAAGTTATCTAGATGCTCAGTTTTTGAAAAAAGGTCAGTCTTTAATGCCTAACAGTATATCAGACAGCAAAGTAAATAGTGTGGAATTTATAGACTTGGACGAAGAAGTACCTGTATTTGACATAACGGTAGACTCGACAAATAATTTCGCTTTAACTTCAGGTGTTTTTGTACACAACTCTAAGGATTTAGCCGATGCGTTAACTGGAGCTGTCTATTCGTGTGTAAATTCTAAAGAGTTTACTAATCATTGTAATATCTATCGTGATTTAGTGGGTAATTCTTCAGATACTCAAGGAATGCCGTCTGATGATTTAAGAAAAATGCTTCAGCAAGCACAAGCAAGACAACAAAAAGATAATTTTGGAAAACGTTTTAACTTTTAACAGTTTATATTTTAATTAGGGATAAATTTGGAGATTTTAATACATGACTAGCGGTTTCGGAAATTTTTGGTTGGGTCAGGCTCAAAATATGTTCAGAGGATTAACTGGACATTATGAACTTAAACCTGATAGTACTAAAACTTTTAACCTTTCTGGAAATTATAATATTGATTTTGGAGGATATTCAGGACATGCTGAGAATATCCAATCACAAATATTAAAACAAGTTGGGGCTAATATAAACTCAAGAACTGAGTTACTCCAAGAACTAGATAGAGTTAAGGAAAATGAATTGGTACAAACTCTTTTATCTTGTTTAGTAGCTGACGCTTTTGAATCTATATCTGACGATAGTTTCATGTCCATAGAATATGATACTGGGGATGGACAAAAAACAAAGTCTCAAGAAATAGTACAAAAAGAAATAGATAGTTTTTATGTAAAGCACGATTTAACTGGACTTGCTAGAGATATTGTACAGGATTGGATGTTATATGGAGAATACTTCTTGAAAACAAAATGTATTAAAGGTCAAGGAGTTGTAGACATATCAGATAATTGTGATAATAAAGATTACATAGGATTATATAAAGGCAGAGAACTCGATTCTTATTTAAGATTTAATAGAGTTGGTGGGAAATATGAAATTTACGACAAAGACGATATTACTCATTTTATCTTAGATAATAATAAAGTAAGAGTAAAAGTCCAACTTCCAGACGATACTATAGAAGCTCCTGAATTAATGAGGGTAGGTCGTTCTGTAGTATATCCAGTGTTAAACTCTTTAAAAAAATTAGGAATTTTAGAAACAACAGCTTTAGCTATGGAACTAAAAAGAGTACTCTCTCCGATATTAGTTTCTGTGGATATACCTGCAGACACAGATACTCCAAACATAACAGATATTATAGATAAATATGAGAATTACTTAAACAGTATAAATATGGAAGCAGGAAATGCAGACACTTTCTCAGTAGCTGATATTCTACAAACAGCTTCAAGAATTAAAGTTATACCTAAATTTGCAGACAATAAAGGAGCGATTGAACAACTTAGATTTGACTTCGACAATACTGATTTAAACAATAGAATTAATGATGTTAGAAAAAATATAGCTATGTCTATAGGAGTTCCTTCATTTATGGTTTCTTACGGAGACCCTTTGATGGATAAAACAAATATGCTGAAAGTATACGCAGCGTATGCTAGGAAGCTAGTGGGGATACAAACTTGTTTTGGTAATGGAATTAGAGATTTAGTATATAAACATTTATTATATAAAGGATTATATGTAAATGAACATAACATTAAAATAAGATTCAAGTCTGTAACTAATGTTGACATGCTAGATGATATTGAAGTTTTAGCCTCAGTACTACAAGCAGTAGAATCTTTAACTAGTTTCTTTGCAACCGTAGCGGAAAATGAACAATTTGGGTTATATGTAGATAGTGAAGCTTTGTTAGATGTATATAAATCGTTCACTTCATCATTCCCAAATATGAACGGAGTACTTAAATTGTACAACGAAAAAGATATGGATAAGAAACTAAAGCAGGGATTTGAAATACCTGTAGGAGGAGCTAGAAAACCAGTAGGAGGAAGTACAACTTCTATGAGTTCTACTCCTGCAACTTCTTCCACTCCTCAATTATCAACTCCTAGAACTTCACCTACACCTCCTCCAACTGGAGGTTCTTCTACCCCTCCTTCCCCAACTCCAAATAAACCTGTAGAAGTTCCTCCAACTGGAGGTCAAGTAAGTTTGGGGGATACTTTCTAGTACCAAAAAGTATCAACTTAAATCTCTACAATATAATTGTATCAACACATTACAGGAATAGCTATAATCACAACCTCGATTATAGCTATTTTCAGTTTATATTATAATTAGAGTCTAATTATTATAATTACATATTTATAAATTAATGGAGAATTATAAACATGAGTAACAACAAAAAATTATTGGAATCGTTAAGAGAGTTAACTCCCAATGCTAAAGTTAAGCCTGTATCTGAAGGTATTATGGACAAGATACTAGGAACAAGAGGTCATATTAGACCAGACCACGTAGCTATTGGAACCAACTACAAGGAAGACGCAGAAAAAGCGGAAATCATAGCTAGAGTTAAACAACATGATTCTGGAAAAATGGCAGTTTTTGTTTCTGATGCAGATATCAGAAACTTTGATGAATTTAAAAGAAGATATGATGATATTTTTGGTTCAGATGAAGATGATTTCGAAGACGAAGATGAACCTCTAAAAGAAGCAAAAGATGACGATTTAGGAGATATTGATGTATCTATCAAATCAGCAATCCCAGACGAAGACGAGGAAGAAATCGAAGACGAAGAAGACAAACCTAAAGACGATGATTTCGAAGACCAAGCTGAAGATGGCGACGTTGACGACGACGGAAAGGCTGACGATGTACACGCTTTAAGAACATTAAAAAGAGTATTTAACGCTACAGAGGACGAGTCAAAACCTAGTATTATATCTTTAGTGAGATTAATAGTAGATAACGACATTGTTCCTGAAACCCTAAAACAATTCTTAGATGAAGTGGATGTTGAGTCTGACGATGAAGAAGATGAATTCGCTGACGGTCATGAATTAGAAGATGAAGAATCTGAAGATGACTTTACTCCTGATGAAGATGGAGAATTAGCAGGAGCTGAAGACGAAGAATCTGAAGATGACGACGAAGCTAATGAAAGTTACGAAGATAGAGAATTCTCAGATTTCAGAATGCTTCCTGAAAGCAGTGCTAACTTAGCTTTCGACGATTGCGAATATGTTAACGAAGGCGATATCAACAATACACATTTTGATGACGGAATCGACTATGGAGACTTAGTTGAGTAATATGATTAAAGATATAAGAGAATCTTTAAATAAGTTTGTTTCTGAGGCAGGTGCTTGTTGTTGGGATTTTATGCAACCTGTCCCAGACAAACTATATTTTGAAGGTGATGAGGAAGACGAAGAGGATGAAGATGACGATACCTCAGAGTCATTAATATCTAAAGAAGTCCACGACGGAAAAGTAGAAACTAAGGTTAAGAAAGTAGGAGACATAGAAAAACCTGCTACTTTCAATCAAAAGAAAAGTCTAGCTAAAGCAAGATTAACATCTAACTCTCCTCTAGCTAAACTGAAAAGAAAAAGGTCAATGTTGACTAGAAAAAGAAAGGTAGACCATGATAAATAAAATAGTTGAACTTTTAGAAAAACTTGATGTAGAGGACATAGACCTAGAAAGTGATTTCATGGAAATTCCTCTAAAACATCACAGATATGAACTAAATAGAACAACTCCTTTTGTGTGGTATCTTGACCCAAACGACGAGAAAAAAACAATAAAGATAAAATTAGTAGTAGATAAAAACGCAATAGCAGAAAACAAGGACATAGATACAATAGTACTAGATACTATAAAAAACAATCAAGCTTTTAAAGATTTTGTTGACTCTTTGAAATCACTTGAACCAGACAACGACCAAATTAAGAATTTATATAATTTAGACTCTTATAAGGTTATTAATAAAAAATCAACAAGAGCGTACGTCAAATATATTAAATTTGGAGTTTAATAGATAAAATGACAAGAATAGTTGAAAGTTGGGATACAGATAGCAAGTGGAGCATTCAGGAAGATTATCTTAATGAATCTAAAGCTAAGAATTCAATTGTAGACGGTCAAAATATATTAGCAGTTGTAGAAGGTGTGTTCTTTGTTCCAGATGGTAAATCAAGAAACGAAAGATATTATCCTAGAGCATTCTGGGAATGTATTTTGGGAGACAACGAGGTACAAGGAAGACTTCAATCAAGAACAATGTTAGGAGAGATAGGACACAATGACAGACCAGTATCAGAAGCTGATATAGCAGAAGGAAGAGTATCTCACATAGTAACAAACCTATGGATTGATGAAGAAAGTCGAGGCATGGGACAAGTCTTTATATTAGGAACACCTGCAGGAAGAAACTTATATACATTAATGAAGGCAGGATGCAGAATAAAAACATCTTCAAGAGCATCTGGAGATTTTAAAAAAGATGTAACATTTGAAGGCATGCCTGTAGTAGACGAAAACAACTATTACCTAGAAACTTTTGATTTTGTTATAAATCCAGGTTTTCTAGAAACAAACCCACTAATAAAAGAAAACGTAGATAAGATTAAAAAAGATATGGAGAAAAAAGACATGGAATTGGCAGAAAAATTATTACAAAAATTGGAAGATGAGAAGAAAGCTTTAGCTGAATCTCTAGACACCGCAAAAATTGAAAAAGACGAAGCTATTGCTAAATCTGAATCATTAGAAGAAAAAGTAACATTACTTGAATCTGAATTAAATGAGTTGAAAGAAGCAAAAACTTTAGCTGAAGCTTTAGAAGCAGAAAAAACAGAACTTTCAGAAAAATTAAACTCTATCACTGAAGAATTATCAGCTTACAAAAAGGCTTGTGAAGATGTATCAGCACAAGAGTTAGAAGAAGGTTTAACAAAAACAGCTAACGTATTAGAAGCTTACAGTAAATTAGGTTCACCTAGAGACATCCAAAACAGAATCAGAACACATGAAGATTTAATCTCTAAATATTCTGAATGTGGAGATGTTGATTTATTATTAGAAACATTACCTATGGTTCAATATACTTTAGACGAATTAGCTAAAATCGGAACTCTTTCTGAAATTAAAGAAATCGTAGCTAGAGCAGAAGAACTAGTAGCACAAAAAAGAGAAGAAAAATTCGAAGACTTAACGATTAAACTTTCTAAAGAATATAAAACTCCTTTAGAAAATGTTAAGAAATTATTAGAATGTGTTGGCGAAGCTGAAACAATCTCTATTCTTGAATCAGTAGTGAGCTCAAACAAAAAAGTAATCAAAGAAACTAAAGTTATCAAAGAGGAAGTTAAACCTGTAATCAAAGCTACACGTGCATCTAAACCTCTAGTTAACGAAATCTTCAAGAGAATGGAAAAAGGAAACAAGTAAGAACGTTTATATTATAATTAGATGTTCGATATTGATTTTAGTATTATTATTAAAGAGTAACCCCTTAAGGAGAGGAACACAATGAGTAACGAAAACAAAACATTGAGAGGAGCAGAAGCTTACAAAGCTAACCCTGCATATAAACCTTTCATGGAATCTTTAGAAGATTCACCTTTAGCTAAAGTAAGAACTATTTCAAACTTCGACTACTTAAACTTAGGTAGACAATTTAAACAGTTCGAAAACTACAAAAAATACGTATCTGAAATTGGTACATTGAAAGATTTAGGTCAACTACCTAAATACGCTTACGATGTAATCACAGCTAACTACGCAGCGTCTATTATCCCTTTATTGGCTTCAGTTCAACCGATTAAAGGTCAACAAGGTTTAGTTTACTTCAAGCAAATTAAATCTCAAACAACTAGAGGCAACGTAAACTCTGGTGACATCTTAAGAAACGCTGTTGCATCACCTGACAAACAAGCAGTAGGCTTCGCAGGTGAAAATGTTAGCCAAGCACTTGGTACATTATCTGCAGGAGACCAAACATACCAATTCAACCTATCACCTGCTCCTGTAAGAGAAAGAACAGTTAAAATTACTCTTTCTACATTCTCAGGAAACCAAGCTATCCAAGACGACGGTGCAGGTAACTTATACTCAGTAGGTGGAGCTTACGGTTATGGTACAATCGACTACTCAACTGGTTTAGTTGATTTAACATTCGTTCCTGTAATCGGTGGAACAGAAGTTGCTCACGCTACATTTGGTACAGAATATGAATCAAATGGTGCACTTCCTACAGTTCAATCAGCATTCGATTCAATGGATGTTAAAGCAGAAGTATTCGCTGTACGTTCTGAAATGGGTATGCTAAAAGCGTTTGAAATGAAGCAAACATTCGGAAAAGAAGCTGAGTCTGAAATGATTGCCGACTTAACACAAGAAATCAACGCTGAATTAGGTAACACATTAATCAGCAGAATCGCAGGTGCTAAATTCGGTGCTGATATTACTTGGGATGCTACAGCTCCTACAGGTGTATCAGAAAAAGAACACAAACTTGCATTCACAAACAGAATCGCTGAAGCATCTTCAAGAATCGCAGCAAATGCAGGTCGTGGTGAAGTTTCTGCTATCATCGCAGGTGTTAAAGCTTGTGCATTGTTCGACCAATTAGGCGGTCAATTCGAAAGAACTGGTTACGCTTCTTCAGGTCCTACATTATACGGTATGTTAAACAAAACTATTCCTGTAATTAGGTCAGTTGGTGGAATCATCGACGATTCAGCAGTCTATTGCGTGTACAGAGGTAGTGGGCAATTCGACGCTCCCGCTGTATATGCACCATATATGCCACTTGTAGTTAACGGTTCATTACCTGTTCTAAACAACGTACTTAAAACTCAAGCGTTTGCGTTGGTATGGTCTGGTATGAAGGTCGTCGTCAACCGATTTATTACTAAGATTCAAGTGACAGGGCTTGTTTAGACTTTAGTAAGGCTAAAATTAAAGAGCAGAGGCAATTACAGCTTCTGCTCTTTTTTATGTTCAGATTTATATACTAACAGCACCCTATTGTCATTAAATTTTTTAAACTTCCGTTCGAGATATATCGTGGAATTATCGTACAAATATGATAATATTTTAAGAACATCTTTTTTGGATTGATAATTTATAGTAGAATAGTAATCGTACTTTTTTATTTTAATATGGGATACATTTAGTCTATTCTCTAAATATGAGATTATTTGATGGAGATGTTTATCTGTGGCAATAAAACCACAAGTCAAAGTGTTTCTTCTGTTGTCAAACGAGACCGTACCGTCTCCATCAAATATACCTCTTAAGTAGTGTCTTTTTAACTCATCGTCCAACTTATCGAATGTTTCAAAATACTCATCTTTGTGTGTTTTATCTGGATAAATACCAAGATTAACCAAGTTATTAAAAACTGAAGTATTGTGTATATAGAATCTCCACTGACCATTATAATGTCCCATCCCGCCGTTAAATACATCTCTTATCTTCTGGATATGCTCTTTGTCTTGTTCTTGCAAAGAAATAGTCAGACTTTTATATACATCACAAGAATGTATACTTCCGTCAGCCACGATAAATCCTAACCAATATGCTTTTTCTTCACTATCTATACTTCTAAAGAAATCAACATTTATGTATCTATCACCGTGTTCACTTCTCATCTTGTGACCTTCTGAATTACTCCTTAAAGTAATTCCATGTTTAGCTAATAATCTAGCTATTACATTACAAGATACGTTGTATTTATTACCTATACGATGACATCCTAATTTATCTTCAGTGTATAATTTTATTATATCTTCAACTTGATTATCGTTGAATATATTAAATTTTCTCATATTATATAATCTCCTAAATACAATAACATTATAGCACACTTGAACTAACTTGTCAATTATTTGACAATACCCTGTCCCTACATAAATACAATAATGTACTGTAAACACAACCTTAAATAAATAAAAATTACTTGACAAACCTACAATATTATGCTATAATGTTAATATAAGTTATGTAGCTAAAACACAAGGATATAGTTATGAACAAGAAAGATATTTTAGAAACAAAGTTAGGTAATAGGTCTAGGAAAGATTATAATTTTTGGAAAAAGCATTTCAAGTCTTATATCTGCGGTAATGATACCTCTAAAAGTTTAGCTAATCATATAGGACTAGACTCCAGAACAATATTAAACATATTCAAAGAATATGGTTGGGTTAAGAGTGAGAAGACTCACCTGAAAACAAAGATGGGTTATCTATCTAAAGATAATATATCTGATTGGGAAAAATATTACAATATGTATTTAGGAGGTAAAAGTCTAGAGGAAGTAGCAGATATTCTAGGCACGGAGCGTAAGACGTTGACCTACTATTTTAAAAGATTTGGATTTGAATTGAGGACTATGTCTGATAGTGTTAAGCTAGCTACCAACAAAACTATCAAAACTAATAGATTGAAATATGGTACTGATTACCCTAAACAATCTAACACAAGAATAAGAAATATAATTAATTTCAGTATACCTAAATTTAAAGATGATTATTTGAACGAATCAAGACTTGGAATATTCTTAAACGAGAGGATAGGCGGGGAATGGATACACAATCGAAAAGTTCCCGATTCGGGCATAGACAACAGACCTGATTACAGAAATGAGAAACATAAACTTATAGTGGAGTTCGATGGAAATAGACATTATATGTCCTACGAAGTTATGTTGAAAGACAAGAAGAAAGATACTGTTTATAAGTCTATGGGATACAGTATAATAAGGATACCTTATTATATACAGTTGGATGAGTATGTAATAAAATTACTATTCTCTAAGTATACTAATAATTTTAAAGCTTTTAATGATTATCCTCATGGATTTATAGATACTTCCTGTTACCTACCTGTAGATTTTAATGCTCTTGGGACAGTTAAATATACTGAAGACTTGGAAAAGTTTTCAGATATCTCGGAGTTCATAAAACTAACCGCAGACAAAAAAGTTTTGGACATGGAGAATTTATATGTTTAATCTATATCTCGGAGTCGTATTGAATAAGGACGGAAAAATCGTAAATCACAGAAGTCTATTAAAGATATTGGTTAATCCTATACTTAGAACTCTAGGTTTTCAAAT